CTTCTTTGGTATTGATTGTTAGCAGCATGTCCACTTCTGAACTCTTAAAATGTGGGTATATGCTACTAACAAAATCTCGGACTTTGTCCTTCTTCTTTTTACTATTGGGCGGTTTAATGTAAGGATGGAATTCTACTTTACCAGAACCGGCGGCTGTCATTAGTAACCATTGTAGTTCAGGATGCTTGCTAACGTCACTGAAGTTTTTGTTAACAAGTTCATTAATCATAAACAAATAATGAGCAGCATTACGCCCTTGTGCGCTGCTAGCATATCGCATCATCATCCATGGCACAAATGCCTTCTTCTGTTCATCAGTCAAGCGACTATAAAAGCCTCTGTCCTTTTTGTCCAGAGCTGCCATAATATCCTTTAGAGCAATAGCAGGTTCTTTTTTAGTTGTCATAGTGTAATATCTAAATCTATCTGTTCCCACGGCAAATGGTCTTTACCAAAGTGTCCGTAGTTTGTAGTATCTGTTAATTGTACACTAAACAGGCCGAATCTGTCAATGATTTCTTTGGGGGTTAGTCCAACATTTTTAATGACCCAGTCGGTTAGTGCGCGGCTGTCGCCATTGCTCTCGATATAAAAACTCATTGGTTCTTTAACGCCGATCGCATAACTAATCTGGCACGTAGCCCAATCTGCATGTCCACTTGCAACAATGTTCTTAGCAATGTAGCGCATCATATAAGCGGCGCTGCGATCTACTTTGGTAGGGTCCTTTCCACTAAAAGCACCACCGCCATGAGGACTATAGCCGCCGTAAGTATCGACGATGATTTTTCGTCCTGTGAGACCCGCATCACCATCAGGGCCGCCAATAACGAAACGGCCAGTAGGATTAATGTAAAACTCAGTGTCATTATCTAGTAACTCCATTTCAGGCATAGATTGTATAAAGCTCTTTACGTTAGCACGAACATCATCGATACTAATCCAGTCTGCATGTTGTGTGCTGCACACAATCTTTGCAATGCGTACAGGCTCTGCATCATCATTGTATTCGATTGTTACCTGCGACTTTGCATCTGGTCCCAACCAATCTGTACCATTCTTTCGATGGCGGGTAAGCATTTCAACAATGCGATGACTTAGATAGATAGCCAAAGGCATATAGTTAGGTGTTTCACGACAAGCATAACCAAACATGAGACCCTGGTCGCCTGCACCAAAGTCGTCTGTGCCTAGTGCAATGTCTGCACTTTGTGGATGCAACTCGTTATAGATTTTTAGATGCTGCCAGTGGAAGCCTTCTTGCTCGTAACCAATATCCTTAACTGTGTTACGCACAATGTCTGCAATCACAGACTTATCAATTTCTTTGGTGCTCTTATACTCACCGGCTAGTGTTACCATGTTAGTGGTGACTAGTGTTTCTACTGCGGCGCGGTGAGCGGGATTCTTATCCAGAATGTATGTAGCAACAGCATCACTGATTAAATCAGCAACCTTGTCAGCATGACCTTCACTCACGCTTTCACTTGTAAAAAAATAACCCATTATTCATCCTTGTTATATGTAATGACGCTAAATGTTTTAACGCCTTGTTCTGTTAGTTTAACTGAGCCACCTAGAAATACTAGATCAATAACTGATGCATAACATACTTCGATTGGATGTACATTAAACTTTTTAAGCAACTCAACAATAGCTAATGCTGTTCCGCCTGTGGCACTCACATCGTCTACAATAAGAACATTGCTAGATCCAGCTAGAGGTGTATTTTCTTTCATATGCAGGCTTGTGCTAGCATACTCGTACTCAAAGTTATAGCCAATTGTGGGCGGCGGTAATTTACCCGGCTTACGGACCAAATGGAGCGGAACACCTAAATTAAGTGCAACTGGACCGCCCCAAATAAACCCTCTAGCATCGGCTGCTACTACATCAGTAATATGATTAGCCCTAGCAAACGCTGTAATAGCGTCTACAGTGGTTTTAAATGCAGCGGGCTTATACAGCAAGCTAGTAACGTCTTTGTACTGTACGCCCGCTACAGGGAAGTCTTGTATAGGAGTAATATCCTTCTTTAAGTTAAACGGATCTGTGTTGATCATTAAATCAAATCCCCAATGTCAATATCCTGTACTTTGTTTGCTTCTTTAACAAAATAAGCACACTTAGGCTTAGGACCGTTTTCTAAAGGTACAGCAAGCAAGTGGCCATTCTTTAACTTAGGAAAATACCATTTTACATCTTGATAGATATTAGTGATTGCAATTTCACACGCACTAATAGACCTAGTTGCTAGAGGATTCATAACCAATGCTTGAAATCCTCTGTTGTTTAAACTTGCCAAAGGAATAACTTCAAATCCGCTATATTCTTCATCGCAAATTAGTATACTCCAATCCATGGGCATCTGTACAGTCTTGTTACCAATTTGCAAACAGATCGCAGGAGCGTGAAAGCTTTCTAAAAAGATCAATGGCAGGAAATAAAAATCAATATCGCTTTTATTACTTGCATCCAAAACACAATACCTAATATCGTCTATTTCATTAGGTACCGTATCTAAATCATATGTTTCGTTATCAACTGTTAGTATCTTCATTTTGTTTCCACATGTTTTGTTAAATTAATTATTTGTATTCAACTTTAGTCATAGTATATCTAAAGTTTTGCTCTTTATAATATTCTTTACGCTTGGTCATGTGCCGCTTGCTGTACTTTAAGTTACTAGTAAGGTCAACAACTTGCAAGTAATTCTTATCTTCTGCTTTACGAATGCCGCGGCCGATACTCTGGATAACGCGAACAAAACTCTTACCAGGCTCTAGAAGGACCAAGTTAAAAATTCTCGGTATGTTAATACCTACTGCGGCAACACCATATGTGGCAACAATGATCTTATTGTTTGCGTCAGACACATCGTCGTATTCTTTTTGTCGATCAGATGTTTTCATTTCGCCACTAATGAATACCCACTCGGGGTTACGCTCCATTAGCAGGTCACCTGTTGCGATGCGATCAATCAGTACCAGTGTATTACCACTAAGACTGAGTCCGTTAACAATACTACTTACTTGGTCCATGCGTTTAGAATCAGTTACCAACCACTTGAGCTCTTGTGCATAACTGCTAAAGCCTAATACACCGTCTTGCAATTGTAAAATGTTAATGTCCAGGTCTGCAAGCACACCCTTATCTTGTAGTTCCTTACTGCTCAAGTTACCAATCACAGGACCAATGCAACACACACAACCTACTGCTTCAAACTCGTCCTTGGGGATAGTACCAGTTAGCCCCCAACGAATAGGTACATTGCGGAAGATGCCACTAAGCTGATCGCGCAGTACGTCTGCTTTAGCTTTGTGTACCTCGTCAACCATAACACACACAACCCCATCAAGGAATTGTTCTACGTCTATCTCTGCTTCACCCGCTTTTGTTTTCTTTTCTAGAATAGCAAGGCTTTGCCAAGTACAAATGGTGTGCGTCTTACCAAACTCTTTTCTATCACCAAAGAACACCCCAACATCAAGTCCCATGTTCTTATAGTCTTTTTCAGTCTGAACAACAAGGTCTTTGTTAGGCACAATTACAATACTACGTCCATAGGGTTCACACTTGTGACTTAGTACTGCTGTGATAAGTGTCTTACCTGCACCGGTAGCAATCTGCTGTAGGCACTGCGGGTTATCAAGGAATCGATTAATTACCTCAACCTGATAGTCACGCAAAATGATAGGCTCGCCAGCACGTGGATGCTTGGCGGGCCATGCAATATGTTCATAGTCTGTTTGAGTGATTGGAGTAAAGTTAAAGTTCCAACTTTGTCGCTGATCATCTACAACAACGTGGTAACCGTCACCTACTACAATGGGCAACAACTTGTCTAACAAGTTAAAGTAGGTTCGGCCGCCCACGTCACAATAGCGAATACATCCGTCCCACCGTCCTAGCTTATACGCAGGCATATGAAACGCATAGGGCAGAAAATATTTCACAGCATCGGAAATTTTACGCCGAGTCTTTACATCAAGCCCTACGAACTTGACATTCACTTCATCTCTTATCTCTAATGTTACTTTCTGCATACTATATTAATTTACACTACTTTCAATGATTTGTCAAGAGCTTAGATATAAAAAATCCCCCGGGTATTGCTACCCGAGGGAGCCTGCCTAGGCTGTGGGAGGTGCTTAGGCAAAACGCTTCATGCAAGTACTTTCAGCAAGTTCACGCCAATTCTCAGGAGCCATCTTCTT